TCATCCGGTTTATCCGCAAAAAAGACTGCGTGGTGTTGACCGCCGTCTGCCCATTTAGGGTGACAGTCTCTGATATTTCGTTGTAATCGCCACCAAGTCCAAACAACTCAACGGTTCTGGCCCCCGTGCCCGCCGAAGCGTCATTGGTGGAGCTACTGGAAACCTTCAACACGGTCGCCGCAGACAGGTATGAATACAGTCCGCCCTGTTGCCAAATGGTCTCTATGGAGTCCGCAACTTCTGAATTGTTGCCAAACTTGTAAACAGACTCATGGTAGGCAATTTGACCCCTAGCGACTTGAAGCTCAAAAGGCTCAGAAGTGCCTACCCTGCTTATTGAAGAAACTTCACGAGCCATTTGAGTTACCTAGCTATAAAACATCGTCATTGCCGTGATATTAGTTTCCACCGAAACATAAATATCAGACACGCGGATACCCTCATCAGGTATGTTTATTGAGTGCGAGTCATCCTGCTTGAAATCAATGTCCAAAACCGTGGCCCCACCACTACCATCGGTAACGGTGAGACGACCTGCTCCAACATTGTCCGTCAAGACCTGTATTTGACGTATACGCGCAGGACCAACCCCGGCAGAGCCGACGGCGGTCAGCCGTTTACTTTTGACATCTGATCCGGCCATGTTTAGCCCCTATTAAGAGAGGTTATTATTAGGCACGTAAAGTACAGTTACCTGTGCTACACCTGCTGTGGCGGCGGTTCCGGTCTGATTATAGGTTGCAGTTAAGGCAACATCAGAGGTGCCAATGTCCACTAAATTGGTAAGCTGAGAAACATCAGAGCTTGCCAGGACACGAGCTACACTACCCAGAGCAAGAGCGTCCGCATACTTATCCGCAGTGGTGCCATCGCCTAAATCCAAAGTGTTTGTGGTTCCAGCGTCAAATGCTGTGGTTACATCTACGTTGATGTCTATGATTTGACTATTTGCTGGAAGAGTTCCAATCACAGTTTCTGTGCCATTAGCAGCAAAAGTAACTTGCTTTGACTGAGACATAACACCGTAGCCCGTAGCAGTGATTCCGCCAGTGGTGGTGTTTTCTATGATTGATTGAAAGCCGTCTTTAGACCGGACTGGTCCAGAAAAAGTAGTATTAGCCATGTGGTTCTCCTGTCGTGGCTAGTGTCAGTCACGGGATGTGACTGTCAGGAATTTGTGTACGATACGATAAAAAAAGGGGCAGCACAAGCCACCCCTTTTCCCACACCATTTAGGTGATTAAGCGCCTGCGGTACCGAAAACCGCTCTCCAATCAGAGACGCCGAAGCTGTATCGCTCACGGGCCTTGAAGCGCATGTTTCCAGTATCAAAGTCACCTTCCATGCCAGTCTTGATGGCAGTACGCTGAAACAGCTTGAAGCCGTTAGGGGCGTCTGTCTTGATAAAGAAGGCATCTGTATCGGTGAGGAAGTGATTAACTACCGCACCGTCAGGGAGCATTCCCATAGACTTCATGGCGTTCAGATCGTTGTCCGCAGTGCCGGAACGCAGATTAGAGTTGATTACTCGCTCTGCAATAAATTGCAGTTCTTTAGGAATAATCAACTTCATGCCACGTACAGCGATCTTCAGACCACGTTCGTCAGTCAAACCAGCAATATCGATCAGCATCTGCTCAAGCGAAGTCTCATTGAGATCCGCCGCTACAGAAAGCTGGTTACGCTGGTTTCCGCTCAAAGAAGGGTGAGCTGATGAACAAAGCGCAGCGCCATCGCCTACAGGGTAAGCGGTGTCAAAAGCGTTGTTCAGTACAGAAGCAGCCTTGATTTGCTTGGTCTGAGACATAGACCGTGCCAGGGCACGGGTATATCGAGAGGCCAGCCTATCATACAGATTGTCTTCCACAGCTTCTTCAGTAATGCTGAAAGCCAGAGCAATGGTCTCGTGAGTGTAACGAGCAGTGTAAGTTTCCTGCGCGTCGTCAAACGAGATTGATCCGCCTTCTGATTTAACTGGCGCAGTGCCAAAACCAGACAGCATCACTTCTTCTTCGAATGCACGATCTGAGCTTTCGGTTTCGAAAATCTCAGCATGCTCGTTGTCGTATCGGTCGTATTCGAGCCCGAACAAGGCATTTAGGCCGGGTTCTAGCTCTTTCGCAAGTTGTGCGCGAGAAATAGCCATTGGTTAAACCCCCTTAAATGCCGGTAGAATCCGCGGTGGTTTGAGAATCAAACCGGCGGGTTCCAGCGTTAAAATGCGCGTTCAAACGAACCAACAGAGGTATACCAGCAGCGGTATAGTCACTGTTTGCTTCATCGTCCGCAATCCCAACAATACGCAGCGGTAATGTCGCAGTCACAGCAACGTTAGCTACGCTGGCAGCGGCACTGGAACGACCAGTGTCTGTGCTACCTGAACGAGCTGACGTGCCCAAATCAGTATTTGAAAAGACTGTAGCCAAAGCAGTCGCACGGTCAGTGAGACTTGCATCGCTTGCAACCTGAAAAATCTGATTTGGATTGTCTGCAACAAAAGCTTTAACAGGATGGTTTGTATCCACACTAACGCTTCCGCTACCAGGCCAATAGTTCAACCAAACCGGCTTCTTTTGAACCGAATCGTGGTACTGAACTCCCATTAGGACTCCAAGTGCCTGCGTGGTGCCACCAGCGGTGTCACCAGCTTGATCAATTACGCCCGCTGCCAAAGGAACAACGATTTCGTATTGATAAATGACATTTGTGTTGTTGGAGGCGATCTCATACTCGGTTACACCGGTAGAGTTTACACCTGCACCAACCAGCCCAACAGGACGCATACCATAGGCAGTTTCTTGATTTGCCATAGGAACATCTCCTTATTGGGGTGACCTACTACTCTTTTCGTGGGCCACCAAAAGTTACACGAGATTGACGATCAGGTTTATTGATCGCCATGCTTTCATGAGCATTTTCTCGCATCATATCGTGATCAACGGCATCTAAAAGGTCTTTACTCTTTCCTTTAAAGTATTGACTTCTTTCTTGCACCGTTTCTAACGGAATACGAGCGAGAACCAATCCACCAACTCCAAACACACCTTCAAATTTACCTGATTCGACCACGGGAGCCTCAAAATCCGGGTATTCGTCTGCTCTCACAAGCTCATACCCTTCTCTCAAACGAGCAGAAATGTTCTTACGGTCATCAAAACCACGAACTTCTGCTCTAATCCAGCGGTGCTTGTACCCCTCGGGTGCAGGCGGTGCTTCGAGCATGGATGGGGGAGCCCAAGGCTTTCGCCGTTGCTCCTTCTCCCTGCTGTCTTTAGCGCGAGGAGACCGATCAATACCTTCAAAACCAACTTTCTTTGTAGCCATTGTCATCTCCTATTTGACATATTTCGCGTATTCTTCTAGCGGCACACCCAATCTTTTGGCTATAGCAACCTGGCTAGGCGTGAGTTTCCGTTTTGTAGAGCGCCCTGTTGACGAATTAGTGCGAGATACTCCAGCCACGTTCTGGGCGGGCTTTCGACTGGTCTCGGTATCAGAATTATCAGAGAATTTGTGCGGGAACTCCTGCTTAATCCTCTTATCTAGTTCATCATAGTACTCATTCGTTTGTGGGTCAAACCCCTGGTCCTGTATGAGTTCTTGATGTATCCCATATGCAGCAAAGGTCATGGTCCGGTCTTGGCCAAACCATTCGTTCTTATCTGCCCATTCTTCCGCCTTTGGATCAGGACGTTGAGCAGGTTGTTGAGCCTGTGGCTGCTGCTGTGCTTGAGCCTGCGGAGCTTGTTGCTGCTCTTGTTCTCGACGAACGGCTCTAGCTTGCTGGGCCCTTTTGGCATCGTCTAGTTTAGAAGACGCTACCTGTAGATTAGTCAGCTTTTGTTGAGCTTCTAAAGCCTTATCCGGGTCGCCCGTAGCTATGGCACGTTTGTAATCCTCTTGAGCTTGAGTTAACTCAGCCGTAAGCCGACCGCCATATTCATTCAGATAACCAGCGTCCACCTGCTGTAGCTTGGCTTTTAACTGGTCAGACTCTGTTTGAACCGACTTGGCGTATACCACCGCCTCTTCGCGCTGCCTCTCGGCTTCACGCATTTTCTTGGTCAGGCGATCTATACGTTTTTGAACACCCGCAGTGTATTTCTGGTGCTCATCATCGTCTTCAGACCCTTCAACCGGCTCTTCTGAAGAAACGCTAGAGACCGCTACCTCGACCTCCTGTTCCTCTTCGTTTTCACCTACTTCTATGTCTACTGTGCCGTCATCCGGCTCATAAGCTTTATTTTCCTGTTCTTCCACCATGTTTACCCCTTAAAAGCTAATAATGTCTTCTGGATCAGATATAGTGGCTAGAATCTCGTCATCGTTAAGGATGCGGACTTCTCCACCGTCTATGCGAAACCTAGAGCCAGCGTATCGAGCAAAAATCACCCAATCTTTTTCCTGGCACCAGGGGCCCTCTGGAAACTTTTCCGTGTCTTTGTACGCCAAAGGACCTTGCTTTAAGACATATCCGACTACGGTCTGTATTTGACCGTCTTCTAAAACTTTCTCAGGAATGTAAATGCCACCCTCTGTTTGAGCCTTTCCCCGATAGGGAAGTATCAACATGCGCCAGCCTGTTGGGTCGGGCATGCGCTCTAAAAGAGAGGCGTCTGCCTTGGAGGGGTCTAACACACGTTCCGCGGGCTCAACGTAGAGATCATCTACGCCCCCTTCTTCAAAGGTTTCACGTGAAACGTCTTCTTCTTTCTTTTTAGCTTCAGCAGCTTCTTTATCTAGCTGATCCGCCAAATAACCTGGCACTTCAATCATTCATGCGCTCCTGTTGTTCTAGCAGGCCCGAGAGTTCCTGTGCTATGTAATTTAAAGCGTCTAACTCCCCCATAAGTTGCTTGTAGGCTTCTAAAGAGGTGACGCCGTTGTTTTCTAAAATATCCAAAACTAAAGACTTACGTTCTTTTAGTTTCTTTTGGATAAATTGTACTACGACTAGATCATCCATGCTGTCTCCATATGATAAAATCGTAGCGAATCTTATAATCGGTCCTCGTATTCTGCAACAGGTGGGATCGAACTTTCGTCACATAAAGCACGATTTCTTAAATGCGCCTGTTGAATAAGGATTTTGCTCTGACCAAAGTATTCAACGGCTAGGTGGTTTTTAACCAACTCTTCACAAAGCCATTTGTCATGACGCTTAAAATCGCCCATATAGCGTCCGTACTTGCCGCCTTTGTCCTTATAGGTTCTGAGCGTTACCTCGGTGCCAACAGGCATAAATTCTTCTACAAATTTCTTCGCCAAGAGCCCGTATTTCTTCTCTTCCTTATCTCGGGTCCTAGATTCGGGTGCGTCAATTCCGTAAAGGCGAATACGCCCACGCTTACCACCCACAAAAGTATCAAAGCCAAGGTCCACCAGAACATCAACGGTGTCTCCATCTACAATTTTGACCACGGTAGCAGCGTACTCAAACATAGCTACCCGCCTTAATCATGTCTGTAAGCTCTAAAGCTCGACCACCAACCTGTTTGGCCCACCTGGAATCCATGAACTCTACGGCGGCCTTGTCGTAATCCTGCTCATCCATAGCCGCTATGGCGTTCTGGAACCCTCGGAAACGAGTTGCCCCAAGGTTAAAGAAAATGTCCAAAATAGCGTCTCTACGAGCCCCTTCCAAGGTTCTAAACCAGACGTATTCCGCATTAAGCTCTGCTTCACAACGATTTAAATCGTTCTGTAACAGGAAATTGACCTCTTCTTCAGACAAACCAATGCCGTTTTCAGGGTCGATATTTCTCCCTATTCCAAGTGTCCAG